GTATAGCGGATTAGTAGCTGAAACTGCTGCGCTTGTCTGCTTTAGCGTTAGCGGTACTGTTGTACCCCATGCAGCCTGAAGGGTTGCGTTTACATTTGCTGCAGCTGTATCGCTTAGGAAATCTAAAGTGATCGTGCTTGCCTCTAAACCCTTAACGAATTTATGAGCTGTATCGCCCATAGCAGTTACTTCGAGTTCATCGAACACGCGGTTAATTGTTGCCGATGTAACGTGATCAGTAAGAACTACTGAGTTAAGAGTTACAACGACTGTATTATTTAAATATACGGCCATTTGTTTATTCCTCGATTTTCTCGGTTACGGGTGCTTTTGGTTTTGTTTCTTTTACTGGTGCTGCTTCGATCTGCCCAATTTTAATTAAAAAGGCAATATCCTCATCTGTGTATGACATTTTCTACCCCCAGCTGCTTAGTATGCTTATATTGAATTCGGCGGTAAGCAAGTCACCGCTATCAGCATTTAATACACCAGGCGCGCTAACGCTGGTTATATTAAATACAAGATTTGATGCAGCTAGTTTTGTATAGGCTGCAACGATAAAATCCTCGATGCCCTGCAGGTTGCCTTGATTATCAAACATTGGCACGGTTAGCAGAATCTTGAAATTAGCCATAGGCGAGATAGTTATATAACTATTATTGCTAGGCGTTAGGTATGGATCGGCTGGGATCACTACGCAGCTGTTAGCCAAGATGGTTGCAGGTGGGTATGCGAATACCGACCAAACTCCAGCATTAGTTAAAGCCGTTGCGATGGTGCTACGCAACGTTGTAATCGCGGCGGTAGTCATTACCCCACCATGCTATTCGGGTTCATATACGGGGCTAATAGGCCGCGTATTTTGCCAATCATGCTATTACCCATGCGGTAAGGCGATGGGCTAAAGCCATCTAGTCCTACGCCGCCTGTCTGAGATACTTGGCGCGCTTGCCAAATATCTACGGCCAAGATCATTGCAGCTTCTCTAACGCTTGCTGTATTGACGTAGGTTGCTGTTTTTGTATCCTCGCCTGTAGCTGAGCCATAAGGCAATACACGGCGGAAATTCTGATTAGCTGCAGTCTTAGCATATTGAATAAAACTATAACCCTGTGGATATTGGAAATAGTTAAGTTGCAAATTAAACGCAGGCAAAATATTAGCTGTACCTGTTGAAAATGGAACTGTACCCGTAATGGTGTAAGTACCGTTAAAGGTTGATCCAGCCCCGGCAATCGTTACTGATTCTCCTGCAGTAAAGATGCCGGGGTTGGCGATCATTACGGTTGCAACGTTGCTTACCAATGCAGTCCCCACGACTGGCGCGGAATCAAACCAAAGGAAACTGTTAATTTGATCCTGCGCAGATTGGCAAACTTCCTCGACCGTACTATCTGAGTAAAGAGTACCGATACCGAGATTTGTGCGTAGCTCGGCGACTGTTACATATGTAGCTGCCATTATCGGTACTCCTTACTTAGTAGGGGTCGGTAGGGCAAAGGGCTAATGCCCTACCGACTATTAGGGTTTTATCAGGTTAGGTTATAGCGAACTAGACCCTTAGGCATTTTGACGATTGTCGCCATGAAACCGTAAATTGCGATCTGAATTTGTAAATTCGAAACCACATTTACACTCATATAAGCCTGGGGCGAACGATATACGGTCATTGCTTCAGGTGCGACGATGAACGCTGAATCATCAATCGTTGTCGAAACCATTTGGTGATCTACATATAGGTCTAGGCCAAGTACGTTGCCGCGGATAGATGTAGGTGTTGATAATCCGCCTGAATTCATTGGCGCAGCCGCATTATAAATTGGGCGACCTGTTGAATCTGTAGCACCCATTAGTAGTGACCATTGTGAAGGGCCAGCTACATAGTTCTTAGCAAAGTAGCTAGTGTTCTTGTAAACGTTTGCTGACTCTGTTGAAACGTAAGAGATAATGCCAGCAGATGTAGCTGCTACTGCAGTACCTTGTACGCCGCCTGCTACTACGTCTGCGATTACTGCAGCATCGGTAGCAAGTGAATAAGCGCGCTGTAATTGGTTTGTTAGCTCAGCATAGAAATTTGGGTCTGAACGTTCTAGCAGTTCAACGCTTAGTGTGTTCATACCAGAATACTTTTTAACTGTACCTGTTAGGTATTCAGTAACCATACCTGTGTTTTGAACTGCGCCTGCCTCAGCTTCAACTGTTACTACAGGTGCTACGCCATTTTGGCCGCCTGCGGATGTGACCAATGACGGGATAGAAATTGTCATGCCACTATTCGGCAAAACGCCTTGTGATAGTGCATTAATCATTGGGGTATCAAAGTTTGTGTTAGATACAAACTCAGATAGGTATTGTGTTGGGTTAAATGCAGGGTTAGTGCTGAAAGAATCATCTGCAGCTGTTACATAGAGAATTGAATCACGATCGCCCATGGCGGCCTTGATCTTATGCTCGGTGTACTTCGCCATAGATGTAATCGGTGTGCGAACTGTCTGGCTATCTAAAACGGATGGGCGAATAATTGGGCGAGATGCTTCAACTGGTGCAGCAGCCTCGGTTACTTTTTCTGCCGGTACATCCGGTGTATCAATAGGGGCTGTAGTCACAGCTTCCTCGCTTTCATTTTCGGTTTCGGTTTCGATCTCTACGATTGTCGTATTGATCGTTGTGGTTTTCATGCTGTTACTCGTTGCTGCCTCTAGTGCAGCCTTTGCAGCTGCAATATCAGTAACCGCTGCTGAGTCGAAAGCGGCCGTTTCGACCAGACTTACCTCTTTTAGGACTGCAGCGGTAACTAACAGGTACCCCTTCATTGGCTTAGATGCAGATACATCCACACCTACGGATAAGCCGCTAACTAGGTTTTCCTGAGCAAGTACAAGTGCATCCTGTCCCCGGGTGCTACTTGAAATTTTGAAAGATGCATAAATGCCATCGGTGCTATCTTTTACGGAATTGGCCAACATGCGCCCAACGGGTTGGGTACTTTGATGCTGCATTAATAATTTGACCTTAGTTTCATCTGGTATTGCAATCGATCCGCGTTCAAATACAACAGGGCCAGCAGATGTATAGCCGACTTCGTTATACGGCGCAATCTTTCCAGAAATAACGCGGCGATCTGTATCGGCCGCCTCGATTGAATTACTAAACGTTAGGTGCAACATTTACTGTATCTCCTGATCCATTTGGCGTTAATTGTTCCATTGCCTGAGCTTGTGCTACATCTATTAAGCCAAGGTTTAACATTTTTTCGATTGCGTTCAAACGTTCCATAGTGTCTGCGCGTAAAAAAGTTTCATCAATAGCAAAGCGAACTACATTGCCATGCGCAGTTAAATCATCCATGCTTAAACGGTTTTCGATTGCGCTAATAAATGGTTGCAATGAATAGGCTACAAATTCCTTACGGCCATCTAAAATATTTTGATATGTCATGCTGTTATTCATATCTGCAGAAATGTAATATGCCGGCACGTTCATTAAACGCGCAATTTCAGTAGCAAGGTATTGGCTACTTTCGTTGTATGTCATATCTTTTGGACTAAAGCCAATATTTTGCGCTTCTAATGTACTTGTTAAATATGCGGTACTGCGATTTTGTCGCGCTGATTTCCATGCAGCTAATAAACCTTGTACTTGTGCTTCAGGAAGGTCGGCTCCGGTATTTTTCAGCACGGTAGTTGCCATCGGTGTGGCTGCTGCTACTGCTGCGGCTTTTTGAATATCTAATGCAGCTTGAATTGTGCGGCCGCCAGTTTGCAATACACCTGGTAGCAATGATTGAAATGTAACAAGTGAACCAATGCCGGACATTGGCACCTGTACGCCATTAACTGCATAGTATTGAACTTCATCACCGTATTTATTTGTAGTTACGGTAACGCGTGTGTTTGGTACAAATTCAAAACCCGATGGGCGTTGATCGTCAGCGTACAACGAGGTAACACGCCAGTAGGCTACCGAATAAAATAATAATGCGTCCACGGTATATGCCAGAGTTACGCTTAATGGTTGTCTAATATCTGGTTGATCTAGCCATATTGGGCTTTCTAATTTTTTACCTGTAGTTTTTTTATACAAACCTAAATCAATACTAGAGATAACGCCTGCAATTAAATTGCGGCAACGGCTAACGCTAGGTACTTGTAAAGCAAGATTGCGATCTAGCGGTACGCCAAAACCATAATTAGATAAACCGCTGTTATAGCTGTACATACCTGCGCCATAGGTACTATCCATAATGGCAGGGGCATATTGCGCCGTTACTTCGGCTTTGCCCTTAAACCCTAGCGTTTCCAGTAATCCCATAAGGGCGATTTTCTCAAAATGTCAAGCACATTACCGATTCTGTTCGGCGTGTCGCTAGGCGTATATCTTGGCTTCCTGCATTGGCTTAGATAAATGCATAACTAGCATGGCTGCTGAAATTGGGGCGGCTACGCTGCCGCTTGAACGTTTACGGATAATTCTCCACGCCTGGTCATTGGATTTTGCAGCTACGTTATCCATGGATTCGTTTAGGAATTCCTGATTGCCATGTACTACCCGTTTGTTATCTATGTAATCTTTAAAAGTCGAGCAAGCGGTGTAGAACTGCGAAC